TTGAGGAGCACTAGCGAAGGTGATTGTGGCACCCGAAATAGTGTAGTCATTGCCAGCACCAACATCCTGCAATAATCCATTCAAGAATACTTCCTCGCTGGTGGCAACAGGAGTAAAAGCCAGTGTAAAAACTACATTACTACCATCAACTGCACCGGAAGGAGTTTCACGCTTAACCAGGTTAGATGTCTTTACGACCGTTGATGCAAGAGTAAGAACACCCGAATTCGAGAGAGTTGCATCTCCTGAGATCGAAACTGCTGTGGCCACTCCCGAAGCATTACCAACAAGAATTTGTCCATTTGGTAAAGAAGCAAGTTTAAGCCCTGAAGCTCCTAACTGAAGGGTTGAATCTGCTAACTGAATGTTGATACCACTTGCGGTTGATTGAATACCTCCATTAGTTGCTGGATTAACCGAAAGCGTATTGCCAACTTTTGCTAATCCATTACCAGCGGTAATAGAGTTTGCTCCATTAAACTGGGTAAAGGTAAGGCTAGTGGTACCTAACGTAATTGGATTGGTCGTTGTAAGTACCCATCCCTGACCTGCCTGTGAACCCTCTTCTACATAAGTATAGAATCCACTTGTGACTTTTTGGGAAGAATCTGCATCTGTGGATCTTGTCCAGGTACCAGTAGCAACTATCCAAATACCATTATTCTGGGCTAAGGTCTGGTTTTTCAAAAGAACCCTGTCACCGACATTTAAGGCAACACCGTCAATGGTTTGCGTGCCAGTACTGGTAATATTACTAAGAGAGGCGGCTCGTACCGAAGCTTTAATATCTAACCCCTGAACCTGTGCATCAACATAGGCTTTGTTTGCAGCATCATTGGCGCTGGTGGGAGTTGCAACATTTACAATTTTATTATTACTTACGTCAAAGTCAGACGTAACACGAAGTTGCCGATTACTCGGCTGAGTCATTGACATATACTATTAAGCTAAATAGGTTTTAGGAACAATTGCAAACCAGACTTGCGACAAAATAAAAGACATAATCTTAGACCGAGGAACTGACTTGCCATTAAACTCGGTTATTGGTATACATTTCGAATTTTCTAAGCTATATACTGTGCCATGAAACTAGAAGTAGTTAGTTCCAGAACACAACCCACGTTAAAAGCAAGCATCCATAGATCTGGAGAGATTACTTTTAATCCTGCTACGATGGACGCAATATGAGCGAAGGCCCGACCCGACGCCCTTCTCATGGTAGATAAGGACGAAAAAAATCCATTGGTATTTTATATGGAGGTTCTTCCAAAAGAACACATTGATGCCTATCGGTTCAGTAGTCCAGGCGGCAAGAGTATCTATCTCAATGGAATTTCTTTTTTAGATAAAATAGGTATACCCTATAAAGAGAGAACAATTAAGTATCATTTAGAACGCATCAAGCATTTCAATAAGATCTATTGGAAGTTTAATCCAGATGAAGCAACTAACAAAAAAGGGTTAAAAAAAGAGAATTGATTTCAGCATTAAGAATTTGATGCCGTTGCATCGAAAGGGAGGTTCTCGACTTACAGAGAACAGCCCCACGAACAATGTATGTTCGGGGGCTATTAAATCACTTATCCAAAAGACAATATGTTTAAGGATAAGATTCATACCTTACTCGGATTCGTGACCGCTAAATCTAACGATTCCGAGCTTTATGGCCACCCCGCAAGGGGTGGTCTATAAGGTTGAAATTTAAACCCTAGCTCTACTTATTGGTTCCTCATTGCTACCTTTACTTAATAAAGGATACCCGAATTCTGTCACCTATTAATGGTGCATAATTAAAATTAATTGTTGCACCGCTCATGGTATAATCTTCTTCATTACCAGGCTCCAAAAGAACTCCATTCAAATAAATCTGCTCTGTATTCAGCTTAGGCACCTGCGAAATACTAAAGCTGGTATTAATCCCATTAATAACACCATTTGGTATTTCCCGAATAACAGGTACAAGAAAGGTCGAACCAATATCCTGAGTCTGGATACCTGCACTGTTCGCTGTGTTTGAAGATCCACCCGTTACGGCCCCTGCTTCGCCCTGCAAAACGATCGGCAGGTCTGCAAGTGCACTGTAATCTTCCGGTTTGGAGTACCATTTTACTTTTGTCTCATTCTTAATGATGTCTTGCTCGATCTCGAATGCTCGGAAGGTGGTCATCTGGCCAATGAACCGAAAGGATGTCTCCATTCCTGGCTGAATGGTCGAAATCATTCTGTTGTCGTCTGCAACACCAATGTAGGTTCGCTCTAAAACTAAAGGATTGTTAACAAGCTCCTGCGCAAAAAGCTGTGATGCGGAGTACTGAGTATTCATTCGGAGCTCGACCTTGGTCTCCTTATCCAATACCCACATAATAGCATTAAAGCTATTTCCATCTAAAGGTATACCCCAGTTGTCAGGATAAGCTCTGTTAAGTGTTGTTCCACCTAACTCCAAGGCGGGTGCATAGAGATAAGTACCAAGCACCCAGGCACTACCTCCTAACTTGTTGGGCTTACCACTATCTTTTATTCTTAAATGACTATCTTGTTCAACGGGAAGTTTTTTAATATCATGGTTGAAGTTATCCGTTGTGAATATGTTATCCGGTGTAAGATTTCCCCACTTCCGAACTCGCCATTTTTGCGTTATCTGAATTGTTTCTTTGGACTGCACCGGACAGAACATTGAACCTTCAGAGGCACCGTTCTTTACTTCTACTGAGGTCTTGTTGATCTTACGAGGCTGTTCCTTAGATCCATTCTGTTTAATTTGCCAGTTATTAGGTTTTGTACCTTTCTCTGTTCTTCGTGAAAGAATTCGTAACCGTAAGGAAGGAGGTTGACCATTGCCAGGGTTCGAGACCTCGGTATAGATATGGGCTCCAAGTTGAAGTGCAATATCTTTCACAATTTCAGATAGCGAGGTAGACCAACTGTAACCGGAAGAGTTTGCATATTCTGTTATTCCATCTGCCGGATTAATGCCAAAGGCATATTGGTAGATAAGAGTGAGGTCTTTGGGATGTGTATAAGCAGTATTTGGTACTACGTAAAATCCTAACCATTGTGGCTGAGCAAACTTAAAGGCACTGGTAAGATCACTAAGCTCACTAAAGGTAAAACCACAAATCTTTGCAATTCGCTTTAATATCGTCCCAAAATTAATCGCATTGAGTCCCTTTGGAAATGGCTCTAGTATCATGTCATCATAGCGGTTCGATGTTGATATTTGCACCCAACCGTTACCCCATCTATACTGAGGTGGACTTGCCGGAATGTCTGGTGATGTTGGAGGATTAGCACCTGTTACATATTTATCCCAACTTGTTTCTGGTGGTGTCTGAAAAAGATAATCTGCACGTCTGTCATAGATAAATCCAGAATAGAACTTTCCGTTAACCAGATTACCACCAGAAACAAGTTGGGATAAATATGTAACAGGTGCTATACTGAACACCGTTAATAAACTCCTTAACAGTAAACGATTTAAGACGGGACGAACCAGCATTAACGGTGATCCTTGCAGTCTGCATTGTTACTTCCTTTTCCGTTTCTGCATCACTAATCCAGAAATGGTCTTTAGGAATACTATTTGGATCAACGTCACCAATAAAGATTGTTTCAACATCAGTAAACTCCGCCGTTCCCGGGTACGGCTTATATACGCTTACAAACACCGTGTACTTGGCTGTCTTGTCACCAAAGATCTTGTTTAAGAGTGAACCTTCAATTGGTGTTTCACTATACAGGAGGTTTGGATTATCATGGTCCGGAATTCTCCCTTCCACTGTCAGACTATCCAGTAACTCAATCTCAATTTGGTCGCTCGTTATAAACCCTTCCTCATCGTTCATCGCCCTTTTGATCGGCCCCATTGTAAGGAACGTGTTCATCTCAGAAGCAAGGATTAGAGCGTTCGAACTATCAAAGTCATTATTATTAACGTTGATACGAACCTCAATCTGCCCAGAGCGTGAGTTACGTCTTGGTAATATGTACTGATTAAAAATCAAGTGTGATTAAAGATCAACTGTGATTAAAAGTCGGCTACGATTAAACTGCAAGGATTAAAGAGTCTTAAAGGAGAACCTATAGTAAATCTTACCTATCAAAACCTTCGGCTATTCACAACACTTTTTGCCTGTTCCTGAGATAGATAGTTACCATAACTATCCATAATAACAGGAGGCTTTTCGCTCTTAATAGCGGTATGGATTTTTTCGAGCTTATTGATTAAAGGAAGAAGATCCTGAGAACCTAGGGCAGAGCCAGAATGGTAAGCAGGTTTTGGCATAAGGCCCATATCATTCAAGAGCATTGGCATCTTCTCTAGTGGAATGAATGCCTCACCTTTGCTAGATCGGTCTTCACCAAAGAGTCCAGTGTGTTCACCATTTTCTCCAAACGAGAACATGCGGGCACCTTGTGTAATACCACCGTCCTTGAACTTAAAGAGCTTACGAGCACCCTGAAACATGCCATAAATCGCAACAGGGGCTGCGGCTGCAATTGCGGCAGAAATTGGAAAAGGAAACGTAGTAAATATCCACCGAATGGCGTTTGCAACTGCTGTATAAGCACTGCTCGCAGCACTGATGGCATTCTTACCAACTTCAACGGCCATTCCGGCTACACGGGCAGCAATACCAGCGTTTTGGGCTCCGGTTTTGGCCGCTTCTGTCTGCGCAACAATACCTGCCTCTGCCCATTTGGAAATGAGGTAGTTCTGCAACTGCATGAACAGATACTTCTTAACTACTCCGGTCTGATTAAGAAATTGTGCATCTAAACCAAGTAACTCCTGTGATGCAAACTCTTTGGCTTTCTGGCGTTTTTGATCCGCACCCTGGCTAAAGAAATCGAACAACCGCACCTGAAATGCACGTGTCTTCTGCTCTTCTTCCTGCTGATATTTCAGGTTGATCTCCTGAACCTTCCGCTTGTTCTCTTCCTCGGCTTTTAGTTCAGCAAGTTTTAGGGCTTCCTTGTTTTTGATCGATGCCCGGAGTTGTTTTAACTCTTCGTCATATTGAAGCTGCTGAAGCTTAAGAGCTTTTTCGGCTCCATCCTCCATTTCTTCAATTTCTTTTCTCTTAAGCTCTTCCTCAATCTTTATCTTTTCTTTTTGAAGAGCGCGGGCCTGTTTCGCCTGCTCCCGTTCTAATTCTTTTTGAGCTTCTTCTTTTGTTTTCTCTTCTTTGGAAGCATCCTGCTGATGCTTCTTTAAGAGTGCAATCCGTTCATTAAGCTGGTCTTCCTTTAATTTGATCTCAAGAACTTTATACTCTTCTTCCGTAATAAGCTCGTTATCCAGCTTATCGGTAAGAAGATCTTTTTCCTTATCATACTTCTGTTGAAGAGCTTCGAGATCATCCGAAAGTTCATAGGTTCGAAAGTCTGCACGGCCCTTAGCAGCGTTTAATCTAAACTGACTATCACGTTGCTCGTGATTACGTGCGACTTCGGCCAATTTTTCATTGAAGGCGATTTCTTTTTTAAGCTTGACACGCTTGAAATCATCTTCTTTAATTTCATGGTTGGCAAGAGATAATTCTAACTGAATAAGCTCTTCTTTGTGTGCTTCTTCAATTATCTGCTTCTCTCTATTAAATGCCTCCTGCTTTTGTTTCTCTCTTCTCTTAGCCGCACTCTCTTCGGTCTTCTGCATTTTAACAGCATGTTTCTCCTGCTGTTTTTGCATGAATTCGAGAGCCCTGTCGTGTTTTTCAGCCTCCGTTGATACTGGTTGATTGGGTGAAGCGCTCGCGCTAGTTTCAACTTTTTGCTCAACCTTCTGTTCGACAGATACCTTAGCTTTTACTTCACTGCTGTTGGTGATTCCGATAAAATCGGTAATGGCCGTTGCAGCATTTTTGATTGTATCAACTGCATCTTTAATCCATTTAATGGTCTCGGTTACAATACCAACCAATTCTTTGAAGGCAAAGACAACAACGCCAAGAGCAATCTTTAGAACTTCTGCCAGTACATGGGCTACAAAAGATACAATCGGTATTAACTCCTGAAGTAGTGGAATAAGAGCAAGAGCCAGTTCCTTTGCGTTCTCTCCAATCATTCCGGCAAGTTCGGCCAGAATCGGTGTTAGTGCATCAACCAAAGGCATCACTGCCTCTAATACTGACATTAGGGCTTCAAACACTGGTTGAAGTGCACTAAATGCCTTATCCGCAAAGCCAATGGCAACCTCCATTAGCTTGTTTTTCATCCGGTCGAAAGCACCCATGGCATCATGAGTACTTTCTTTTGTCGCTTGAACCGCAGGCCCGAGCTTCTCCTGAATGATGCGCATACGGTCTGCTGCCGTTGCGCTCTTATCGAATTCAATACCTAATTTTTTAAGCTGGGCTTCCTGCTCTGGGTCGGCACCTTTAGCGATAAGCTTAGCCACACTCTCGGCATTCATACCAAGAGCGTTGCTTGCACCAATACTAATTTCCGTTAGCTGGTGAAGCTGGTTTCCCGTGATATTGCCAAAGCCAACGATGGTCGCTTGCAGAGCTTGAACCTCGTGCTTCGGCATTGCGAAGTCATCAGAGATTTTGACCGCTGCTTTGTCAGCATCGGTAAGAGAATCTTCTAAATCTTTACCTGACTTACCAGCCTTTGTAAAAGCAATGGAGAGAGTGTCTGCCGCATTGTCTGCAATTGCTGCTTGCTCATGAAGCTTCTCAAATCCTGACATGAGGCCAGCACCCAAAGCACCGCCCATGACCATTGAGCCAAGGCTACCGCCTATGCCCGAGCCTACGCCGGAAGCTGCACCACCAACGATCTTTCGGCCCGTACCAAGAATGCCAGCCTTGGCTCCTGCCCCTTCCTCCTGTATATCTTTCTTTTCAAGAGCTACTTGTTTAAGGAGGCGTAATTCCTCATCGTATTCTTTTTTACGGGCAGCAAGTTCGGCTTTCGCTTCCTTATCCGTTGTAAGAGTCATTGCATGCAGGATGGATGCTTTCTCATCCTGCATTTTCTTCATGTCGTCAATGATCTTCTTTCCTGCATCGTGTTCGTATTTCACGCGCAGGCTCTGCATCTTTTTCTCAGATGCTTCTATTGCTTCTTGAGCAGATAGGGAGAGCTGTACCTGTTCTTTAAGGGCGGACTTGACCTGTGAGGTCGTCTGCTTTACCGAAGCACCGATGGCCGCACCTCCACTAGCTGAAGAAGCGGCCATCTGCTCGGTCACACCACCGAGCATTTGTACGGTGAACTGTACTAAGTGCTGAACCGCACTCTTGTACTCGGCATCTTGCAGTAAGGGCCGAATACCTACTCTGGCTTCGGCCATGCAGGATTAATCAGTTGATTATGAGGTTACCCTTTAAGGGAGGATCGTTATTGGATTAAAGGAAAATCTTGTTATCCTATCTTACATAGAATCGGAGGTTCGAGAGTTATCCTTGCGATAGATATACTCGGCAAGGGATTGAGCACTCTTCATACAAATAAGAAGGGTTAACTCCTGCCGTTCCATCTGGGAAGCAGCGAGCCACTTTTCAGGATCACCCTGCGAAGCGGAAAGAAGTGGAAGGTAACGGTGGTACTTCTGAGGTATGTACTTCCTTAGGTCATAACCCTTTGAAGCCTCCTTATAGGTTAGATCGTTTTCAGGGTTTTGCTCTTCGAAGGCTTGCGTGACACAGTATGCTTCATAAGCTTGCCGCCTCCGCTCGGAGCGAAAAAACTGATGGCCCTCATTACTTCCTTTGTCTCTTCCATAGAAAGAGAGCCGTTCTCAAGTAACTGTGACACAGGAAGGTTATGGCCTTGTGGAACGAATAAAATGTCAAGAGCAAGGCCGATAAACTCGGGCGTGAACTGATTGGCTTCCATCCATTGCATCATTTTGCGAGGATCGAATTTCTTCTCTTTTGGATGGGTTTTACGGTACATCTCTTCGGCTAATACTTCCATACGCATCTGCATATAGAAGTTTACCTTCTCGTGTACGTTGTATTTATGGCCCTGTATTGTTATGGGTTTCATAGATTGATAGTCGGGATTGAGATATTAGAACTATTTAAGGAAGTTACTACTTTTTAAAAATGCTTCGGTCCACAAATTAATGTTAAGAGCTTTTACTAATGAGTCAAAATAACAATACTTTTTCTTCAAGGGAACAGCTTAAGGTAGAGATTGCACTTAAGAATTTGTCTCCGCGATTCCGCGAGCGTGAATCAGTATGGAATCTATGGTTAATGTATGAATATATTATGTCGCACGGTGACCAAACAAGCAAATCAGAGTTAAATCGAATCTTAAAGGACAATCCGCTTCCACCCTGTCCTCTTGTTCCTGCCTACACGAATGAAAATAGGATTATAAGTCTAGGATCAATTGATGGCGATAATTACGAATTGCTAGTTCAACTTAGAAGACATCTCGTAAGTGGGGAATCTAGAAGGGTGGATGATGTCATATCATGGCTAAACAATAAAGGATTCATAGCCTCTAAGGATCTTGCTACCTTTAGCGATTTTGAAACTAAAGGCAGTAGAAATGAAGAATTCCTTCCTTTAGAGGAGTTCAGAATTTAGTTCATCGTTGACCTCGTCAAGTTCTGTTCGTGAAGCATTGAACTTCTCGCGCATCCATTCATATTTTTGCTTAGTCCTTGGATCGGTATAATTCAAACCTTCAACAATAACCTTTTTGATCTTTGTGCGGTATTTCTTCCAATCATTTTTATAGGCGCTACCTGCTGGTGAACCAATATAATCAATATAGTAATATCCATCAGCATCTTTCCTTAATAGATTATCTGCACACCAAACAAATGGGTGAGGTCTGTGAACATCTGATAGCTTTGCAAGTTTATATACCTCTTTATCAAGGACGATCCGTGGATAAATCGCAATATCGTGTTCCAGTTGGTAAGCCCTATTCATTGCTGGGCCGAAAAGAGTTGCCCCTTCATGGTGCATTAATCCTACTGCGATGCCGCCTCGACATACAACGCCCATTGATACGAGCTTGTTAAGTATTCCAAATAAGGTTATGATAGTTTCCATCACTTCCTCTTCGCTTGTATCAGTGCACGAAATAACAATTGAATCCGAGAAGTGGGATATATTCGTTGTGTAATCAAATCCCTTAATTTTATATACCCATTCAGGCTGCTTTCTTATATGATTACTTCCTATTGAAAGAATCGTAGAAATATCCTGAATACGCTTCTCGACAGGTTTGCCGTCCTCTACTGTTCTTTCTACCAAATTCACGAATCCTAAAATATCTAGGGAACAAACAATTCGCCTTTCGTAACCCATAGTTTCTAATATTTAGAACCATGTAAATATACAGAATTGTAAAGTACTATGGTGTGTCGAACTTAAATTCTAACTCTTTTCCAGCAGCATCGAAAGAGATTGACTCTTGGGCCGTCTCATCATTGTTATAGGATACTTCACCCTCAAAAGAAATCTTAATGTAGTTCTCCTTATCCCCTGCCTTAAATTCAGGCATGGTGGAAGCACAGTTCGTAAGAATAATCTTTTCATCATTCGAGGTATGAAATGCAATCGTGTTATCCTTGTTGGCTGCCCATACTGCTGCTGCTCCTTCTGCACCGGATGTCTGTTTCATCATTACTTCAAACTTGAGCTTTACTTTATAGCAGAAGAGTTGTCCAATGATATTCTTGTCGCCGTCTGACTCCGCTTCTATCTTTGCATCCGAAATCTCGCCAACTAACGCATCATTAATCTCGACACCGGTAATGCCAGCAGGAATGAATTTATCAATATCATACTCTAGGCCAGTACCAATATTAAGAGCAAGAGGATTGGTAGCACTTGGTCCAGCAATCATCGTCCCCAAGTCAGCAAAAAGTTTAGCAAGCTCGGTACGGTAGATAGATGTTCCCCACTCACATTCGATCTTCCTGTCTTTCTGTGATAAGGAGAACTTCCATTTCATGCCAACCGAACGTGTTCCTGTAGGTGCTAGAATTGGTCCAGTGTTATCATAAAAGCCATAATGATCGCCCTGCTTCGTGGTAATAAGAAGATTGTGAGGGTACTTTGAAAGGAGATAGACTTTCCTTAACGAATCAATATCCGTTTGGAGAAGAGCAGCTTTGAAGGCAACTTCATACGCTTGCAGGGCTTTCTTTCCATCTGCCGTTGCAGAAGAGGTCGGTTTAATATCAAGCTCGGTCGCTTCCCGCATGCCGAACTTACCACCCTCGGTAGCAGAAGAAAAGGGATTTCCATAAGTAGAGAATGCGATCTCTGATACTCTAGGAATTCTGCGGTTTGTAAAATTTACACCTTGAAAGACAGGAGTAGGCATTGATTAATAATTTAGGATTAAGTATTGGATTAAAATTCTAACTGCATTGATGGGAAATGCAGTCAGAAGTTATTAGCTTGGGTATTACTTAGCTTAGGTATAATCTACCTTAATGTATTATTTTGCTTCTGCTGGACGTGCATCTGCATCAACTGGTGCTTTTCCAAAGAGTCCAGAAACCAGATCTTTCAATTTATCTGCTATCGAACCGTCATTTACCAGAATACCGATCACAACGACGGCAATTTTAATAGTATATGCTTCTACCGCTTCGGATACCGGAGCACCGAGTGTTCGGGCAACAATAATAAGAGCAGTGATAAGAGCTGCTACGGTAGTCTTAGACTTTAAGGCATTCTTAAGAGAGGTTTTGATCTTTTCGAACATTGTTAATGTACTTCTTTCTTTACTTTATTACTTTAGTTCTGTGGATTACGTAATTCTCTCACCTCGGATTTTATGTCATCCAACGTGTTCTTTATAGCATCAAGTCTCTCATATATTTTCTGATTCTTGAGGTCTATAAACTCATTAATTTCTTTGTCACGAGCAGATTTCCTTTCGGAAATAATCTCAGGTACTCGGCGGTCGATTTCCTTAGTTACGTCTACCATTCCTACCTTGGCCTCAGCATAGGTAATAAGAGAAACCAGAAATACAATCACTGCTAGGATCGCACCTATACTCTTCCAGGTTTCGAAGTATACACCTAAGAAGCTCTTTATTGGAGCGTTTACCACGCTTATAGATTGCTCGTTTTGATGTAACCTCGTATCCATAACTTCCTAGGTGTCATTCTACCAGGTGAGAAATCCTTGAAGAGCCGTTTCTTTGCATAGCACCCTTCCCCATTACGTTGGTCACCTGAACTCATACCAGATGTGTTAAACTCAATTGTTTCAACTCCATACGGGAAGCCCATGTCCGTATGAAGAATATTGGTAACAAGCCCTGCATGACCCTGCCAAGAATCGCCTTTTCTAAAAATGACTATGTCACCAACCGAAGGAATGTCGCTTACCAAATTAAGGGCTTTGGCATTACCATAAGTCACTTGTGTGCTTGCCGACGGAATAAAGGGAAGTGATTTACCAGCATCCAAACAATGACGGTTAAAGATCGAAAGAAGAGCTGCGATACAGTAGGCATCACCTGGCCGCCATTTTGCAGGGTTCTTACCCCATTCCATTAGAATTCGTAGCCAAGAGGCATCATTCGCTTTTCCTTTTGCTTCAACATCACCAACGTACTCACGCGCAGTACATATTGCTTTGTCAGATATTTTCATTTATAACAGTGTGGATTAAACGGGGCTTAGTTTATTAGGGAGGATTCTAAAAGGATGAATCAGTTGTAAACATTGATAGCAATGTCCACGCGGGTCACATACCATGGGTGAGGCCGAACTGCGATCATGTCACTGATGCGCTTAAAAGCGTTAGTGTGATCAATAGTAACAGCCTGTGGTGTAACAAAACGAAAGGTCTGAGGTTGAAAATAAACTCCTATCGGATCACTACTTTGGGGCCACCGGAGTTTCTTAAGGAATGCTCTAACAAATCTTTCTCTATGCGCCTGAATGTCCTGATCTCCAAAAGAATACACATAAATAAAGATGGAAAGCGTTACATCTTCTTCCGACAAGTGAAAGCATTGATTATCGTTTAACGCTTCGCTCTGCTGATGCCAAATGCGAAGGGCTGGTACCATATCGCTTGTTGGAGTACCTTCAGGATAGGCCCAGCCTCGGCCAGCGTCTACAAACAAAGGCTTACCATTCCGATCGGTCATTGTGGCAATGTGTTCTAGTAACTCATCAACCGCAATATTTATCGGAGCTTCCTCGAGGTCTAAGCTATCAAAATAAACAGCATCTTGGGGAATCTCTTCAGATATATTTGCCACTATAATTCTTTATTAAGCTCTTCAATGATTAATTGGGCAATTCTTTCGAGTGTCATTTCACTGGCGCCCATAAAGTGTCGGGCCGGAAGCTTCATAGCAGGATTACCATTATGGAGACCATGTGCTCTGTCCTGATCTTCCTCTCGAACCGTTATCACGCCTTCACGAAGCCCTAGATTATTCAGCATCGTACCTTCAAAACTCAGCGTCACCTTATCAATAGGTTTGTTCGCTTTGATTCTAACTTTTGCATACCGTTTGGAGTAAGGCTTAAAAGGCTTTCCCTCAAAATCTAACCCTTTAGCGGCATTCTCACGGATCGATGCAATTAACCCTTGTACCGCAATAGTGACCGCTCTTGTTTGAAGTTTTCTATCCAGCTGTTCGAATACATCACTTAGGTTCGATGGGTCAACTTCTACTCGGAGCATTTGTTAAGTAGATTAAATACCCCCCTGCATTAGAATCTTCATTATTAGAGTCTTCATTCTTCTGCAGGAAGGTTGATCGTTTATGTCGTCTTGTTTAATTTGAGACCTTAGTGCATCAGCAATGCTACATCTGCAATGATGTATCAGCAATGATGTGTCAAGGTGAGAAACCTTTACACTTTATCAATTACACTCTATCAATTCTATTACGGTATTGATTGGGCCGTTCAACGTCCGTTGAACGTCCGTCTTTGTCCAAATCCAGTTTCAGAAGATCACAGGCAAGGGAGAACCGTTCACAGAAGATCTCTTTCCAGTCATCAATCAGATCTTTTAGTAATTCATTATTTGTCTCATGGTTCATCCGGTCAGTAAAGAGACCATCCCGAAGCATGGATAAAATGATATACGCACTAAAGGAAAGACGTAAGACTTTGGGATTCGTGAAGGTATCTTTCATCGAATCCAAATCTTCTATCGTGTATCCTACATCTAAAAGCCACTGGTCCCAGCTTACAGGCCGTCCAACTGTCGAGACAAAGATCTGTGGGAGTTTATGGTCGATCTTTTGTCCGATGTATTCACGTGCAAGGTCTAACTTCTGCCCAAACACTTCCTCCAAATTTGAAGCATTAGGCTTCATCTGTAAAGGTAGTTGAATGGATTTGATCTCACGCTTCACGTCATCCAACGTACAGAATGGATAACTCTCGAATACGTATCCTTCGGGAATAGGCATACTTAGTGGAGTATAGTAGCTAGTAAGCTGGGCTCTCCCGTGCAGGATAACCTTTGGGGAGGATTAACAGTGGTTATACTATCGGTCGCATCTCTTATGTATTATGCGCCGAGAACTCGTTGTGCCCGCTTATCGTCAAGGACGGTTACACCCCAGCAAATATCCATACGGGCCTGCCAGCTTGCAGTGTCAGGATCGTACCAGCGGTGTAGGCGTAAAGAAATACCGGTGTCCGGATCGGTCAAAATATCTTCTTCCACATTTGGAGCACCATAAGCACCTGCTTTTTCAAATTCTAAAAAGCCAATGGCAAAAGCATAACGGTCGAAGATCACGTTTTCAGAATGGTTAGGCGTACCAGTTACAACATCAATGTTATTCGAACGGCTTACACTCTTCATTCCGTAAAGACCGAAGATCTCGCCCTGTTGAATCGGTTGAGAGTTACCGGAGTTCATTACGTTCACATAGCGGCCTTCGTTTAAGAGACCGTCCCACCAATTTTCAGGAGAGACCACCATGTAGCAGTTCTTACTCTTTACATTTCGCTTCTCAAGTTGTTTAAGTGCGGTACGAACGTCACCGTCCGCTATCGCCTGTCCAGAAGTACCAACAGGAGCATTCACCATGAGGGTCTTTACAAGCTGAGAAAGGGATTGGTCGATAGCGATAGCAAGTCCGTCCAGACCGCCACCTAACACGTCCTGAAAGGCTTGAGCAAAGTTGCCATTGGTGGTGCGTGACTCAAGTTCAGTCATCGAAAAGTGAATCTTCTTGTGGAAGGTAAAATCGAGAGGTACGGTCGGTACTGCAATATCATTCTTGGAAGTCGAACTAAAGTCAAGCGGTGTAAGAAGCGCACCAGGCAGTTTCATCTTAACGGATTTCACACCTTCACGCAAATCTTTCTCCTGACGGGTCTCGACATATACTTTATTCAGCATTGCAGACTCAGTACGGAGATATTCGGCGGAAGCAGGTGCTAGTAAATCTAAACTTAGATTGCTAAGGGAGTTAGCCATGTATTAAACTAATGGGAGTTAACAAACAGAGATTAAAAGTTAAATAGAAACGGGAGTATATAGAAGTATCTTTTAATGAGGTTTTACTTCTTCTGAAGTTACTTCTTCTGAAATAATTCACGGGCAGCTTTCATGCGCTCTTGAGGTGTACCGTTCTTTAGGCGGTAACTAAGATCTCCTTCCATTGCCTGTTTCTGAGTCGAGGCCCCTTTTGCGGTTGACTTTACCAAATAGTCATTATCCTTAAGGAATGCCTGAACAACTTCCGAAACAGTAGCAGGAGTCATCCTGTCATTGCGAACTAATTCGCCATTCTTTTTATACACGCGAATCTCCCCTTCATCTGTCTGTTTTATTGTATAATCCAGATTAAAAAGGTTCTTCGCTTTTGGAAGGACTCCATCAATAAGATTCTTGTCAGCCATTGCAGCAGTAATAGCATTATCACTGACATACGACTGTCTATTCTCTTCGGCCTTTAGTGCATCGCTCTGATACTTCTCGACTTGTAACCGAAGCGTTTCCAATTCTTCACTGGTAACTTCATCTTTAGAAGCATTATTGGAGGAACCGTCTTTCCCTTTTTTAGCGGATTTAGGAGAAAGGAGTTCTTGAATAGCATCCTCAATCTTACTAGCCTCACCGGAATAGCCTAATTTCTTAAGCTTCTCCATTAGACGGGATTCCGATTCCTTTAGACCATTACTAAAGACTTCGGATAAATAAGACTTTGGAACAGTGACTTGCTCTTGAGCAGCTTGCGCTTGTTGTTGATTAAGCTGTTGTTGATTTTGATCTCCGTTTGCGTTTGGAGTAACGGAAAGGCTTGCACCTGCACTAGTCTTTTGAATATTTAATTCTTGGGCACCAGCGGCTCCCTCGGAGGTTATACTCATACAATGCTACAGATTAAAATAGAGTTCTTTAAAAGTATTGATACTAAAGGAAAAAATGATTGAATTGAAATGCTTTACATGGTGAAGGTTTTAAATGAAGCAAGAGTAATTTAAAAGGCTTTAGGAGCCTGCTTCTTTGTCTGTGCTCTCTTTTGCTTTGGAGTCATCTTTAGAGGACGTGCCGGACTTTTTCCATTTGGGACTTTACTTGGTTGAACAGATGGATTATCATTTTGAATGATACTAGGCTCCTGTTTCTTCGCATCCAATTCAGACTGCGGTGCAATTGGATCAACTAGCTCTGGCTCTTCGTCTGCTTCTTCCATCTCTAGGATATGCTCTTCAAACTCCTTTTCGATTTCGGATAAGAGCTTAGGAGCTGCATCGGGAAGCATCGTTTTAGCTGCCTGAACCATTAAGGATTTATACAGGGTGCGCGATATCGGAATGTCATCAGATTTCGAACTCGCATCCGCAACACTAATTACGCTTGCCATAATCTCTTCGCTGGAACGCATATCGAAATTATTCGGATAGGCGATGTCCGTTAAGATCTCTTTTCCCTCATAGGCACTGGCAATGATACTGGTTGCCTGTTCGTCAACTTTATGGAAATAAGTAGCAATCGAACTTAATGCTGCAAGTTCAGGAACCGCATCTAAAAGCTTAGCCACCCCACTTATATTCTGCTCCGTTGACCGATCCCGCAACCTAGCGGCTCGGTAAATTGCTTTCGGAATTTTATCGAATACCAAATCAACAAGTGTGCTGAACTCAAGATCAGGCTTTGCAAGAAATCTCGTTTGTGGCTCGTCTCCTGCTTCTTCAATAATCACACGGTCATTTCCTAACTGACCGTTTGTATTATCGAATGTACGCTGTCCCATAACTAGCTGTAAGCTCAAATGAAAATATCCAGCTTCGACAAGCATACTCGTGTACTGAAGACACGCTAACGACTTCTGAACTACCTCATGCAAATAAGCATGGCCTACTGGTGCCGGATATGCTTTATTTTCCTTATAGACCGCTCTAATACAGGGTATTGTTTGAAAACCGTGAGCTTGAGGCGTACCAATAGAGGTACCTTTTCTATCCAGTTTATAAACGAATCCATTATCCAGCACTTCAACATAGTCTCCCATGTCACGGCTTACCCATACAAGGTCTCCATCTGAATCGGTTTCGAAATTCAGGATGTGATCTGCCGTTTCAATAAAGGGACGCGGCCACAATTTTAATTCACGCTGCGCATGTCGTGAAGCTGGTAGTTCATCTACCTTCGGCCATGCAAAGTAGATAAAGAGTTCTGGCTGGAGTAATAAGAAAGGAGCTATCGCATTCTGAAAATAAGAGTCATATTCGATCTGAAAGTATTCGTCTAACTCTTTTACACCACTTGACCGTTTTACCTCTCCCGTTTTATACACCCCTTCCACATATAGCTGTGAGATTTCAAGGGGATAGTTCTCATAGTGCTTTACCGTCTTTTCCGCGCGGGTTCTGATTTTAACACGGTCTTCTTTGGGAGAAAAGGGTTCAATAAAAGGGTAAAGCAGATCACGGCCATAGTAGGCTGCAAACGCTTCCTTAGTCATATCCCGAACTTCTCTATAATAGAGCCGTTTCCGTAGAGCTTGTTGTAATTGAGAACCAGTTAACATTTAGAGAGGGTAGCAGCTATGCTTACCATTAAGATTAATACTACAGTCTAGAACAGATCGTTAACAGAACTTTTCGAATCACTTTTTCCAGCATCCCTATACTGAATTAGGAAATAACCGAAGCAATCCGAAGCGTGAGAAAGATCACCACTTTTATTCTGTGTAAAGAGCATTGTACGGGTCACATATTCAAAATCCCGAATATGATTTTTACACTTTGGATCGATGCTTACCGATACCTGCTCTAAAGCATTACGGAAGGCGCCATTAACAATGTCGATCCTGTCATTGATTAGGGGTTGTTTCCTATATAAAAATCTAGCATTTGGAAACTCGTCCCGTATTTGATTCCATGCGGTTTTCGTAGCAGTTGCGGTGCGGGAGTTTCCTGCATAATCACCATAGAAAAATAGCGTACCTCGTTCATTCAAATACTTCTCATCAATCCTCATTAGTTTGTCTTTCAGGAGTGTGCACATTTGTTCAACTCTTGCATCCTGTAAATACACTTCATCAAAGATTCTATTCTCTGGAGGTAGCGGTTCAGCCCCGAATGGGCCACCACGAATGGAAGCGATTACTCCCCGATCTAAGCGTTGATACATTCCCCAATTATGATGCTCTGCATTAAAATCGCACGCAACATGGATGGGCAGACCTTCAATGAAAGAAGTAGGTCTTACGTGAAGAGACTTATCAAATTCCCAATATGCACGACCTGGCGCACCTTCAAACGTTGCTTCATACTCCTGCCTAAAAATGTTGGAGGGAAGTTCTCTCTTCGCTTCTAGAATTATTTTATCCGATAGGACTTCAGTGCTCTTCCATGTATAAGCTTTCCAGTTAGGATCACCACTTAAAAGAGCATATTCGAACAGTTCTTTGAACTCCGCACTCGAAGGCCCCTTATAGTCCGGTACACCAATATGTCTAGACCACCCTTCACGGTCAGCAAGTGCAGGACTGATATTCTCTTTCCATGCACCAGGCTTAAGATCTGCGCGTTCATCTAATACACATCCATCCCACGAGAGACCTTCAACTCTCTCTGGTTTATCCAGACCAAATACCCAGAGTTCAGCACCCCACCACGTTCTAATGCATAGATCACTCTCACTAATGAGTGTTGGATGTGTCCAGCTAGGAGGTACAAGTTTTTTAAGATCTTTCCACGCTACGCGCTTTGCCTGATCGAAGGTCGGAGCACCAAAGAAATAACGAGGGTCATCCCAAGGCTTCCGTTCAGGAAGCGAGAGAACAAGCTGCCGCTTTGCAATCTCTGTCTTATAGGAACGTCTACCACCAGGCACCACAGCATGGCGAACCTTTATGATTCCGTTCTTTCGATCCCAGCTATTAAAGTAGTTAAGACGTTCTCCACTTAACCCCCGTATGCCTTTCTCTTTAAAGGCAAACCAACGCTTGGGATAGATTTGATTGAGAACTTTACTACTTATTTTCTGGAGGTCGATCATCGGAGGGCCTTTCAAGGCCGTTTATGGATTGTTGGAGTAACAGCTTTCGAGATAGCTCCGCTAACTCTAATAACTTTTCACTATCCGGCACACCTTGGTCTACTTTACTCTTCCATCTTTCAGGATCACGGTTCGTTAGAAAAAATCGTTGAGCGGAGAAATTACCACTCATACCTGTTATGAATAGCGCATCCTCCATCGCCATGATAGAGCCTAGCTCCGAGTGGCTGAAATCTTCAGCAAAGGAAGGATCGGTTTTGAGCCAGTTATAAAAGGTTGATCGGCTAATACCAACGGCACGACAGGCCGGAGCGATCTTCATGCCTTTTTCAGCACATTCTAAGAGCTTCGTTTTCTGTAAGGCGATCTTATCACTATGAGGTGGCCGTGTCGAGCGCGGAAAGTGTCCAATGTGTCCAATTTCTTCCGTGCTATCCATCTAAATTTTGTCTTATGGTAAGAGTTGACCGAAAGGGAAGCTTAGGATTACTCCTTTAAGGGTAACTCCTTAAGCGTACTGGTGCGGAATACCGTTATAATATATTTATACACCTCTTATTGGTATATGAATCTTTGGATTAAAGTCAAAACTTCGTTTACTCTTTTTATCCTCCTTAATAATCTTTGAGCCCCACTTCTTTTGCAATAAATGAAACTGTTCTTTCTCTTTCTCAAAGTTTCGGTAGGTAGCGCATCCACCCGCTTGTTCCGCCTGTTTGGATTCTGCCATGTACTGATTAAAGCGTAATACCTTACCGTACTTATGAAGATGTTGAAGGCTAATATCATAATCTTCCTTAAGGGGAAGGTTCTCATCGTACCGGATCTCCGTACCCTTCATGTGAACCTGAAACGGGCCACCTAAATACGCAATAGTGTTGAATGGTGTATATTCTCTATAGGTGCCTTTATCGCTATAATTAGGATTAACGCCCCATAGCTTTGCATCAAGGTCACGAGCCATAATAACACCCTTATATACGAACTCAAATAATTCTTCGGCATCCATTGAAATGCGCTTCCGTCTCTCCCACCGATAGAATCCTTTATAGTCGTCATCCATCAGCACTACGGCATCACATTCGCTGTAATTATCCAAAATCCAGTTTCGAACACGGCACAAGTTTCCTTGTATATGGTCCGGACAAGCGATTACACTTCCGTTATGCTTCTTGTACTCTTCATACTCGGAGAACCCAACAACTAGTGCCACATACGGAAATAGCTTTTGCGTAGTGGATTCGTAAGGCCGTCTGTAAGAGGGAGAAAAGAACTGAATATTCATTGGCTCCTCCCCATCCGGATAACCTGTTGGATATTTTGTTAGAACTACGGGTGTGTTTGTATATGTAGGCATCAGAGTAATAAGGATTAAGGTATTAGCGTAGTAAGAATCGACTCACCGTTCTTCTCCTCCTTGGCCGCTTTTTTAATTCTGGCAATCGCTTCAACACCTCCAATAATTCTGCCTTGACCTTTACTCCATGGCTTTCCATTGCGACGGTAGGAGTGAACAGGTGTAATACCGAATAGAGATTGAACATATAACCAATCTATGTCTTTCGTAAAATGGAGAACGACATAATTGCTTTCATAGTCCAACTCGGTTGAAAACTGAATCTCCCCTTTTACTTCATTCTCTTTCTCTTCCTGCTTTTCGATCTCGCCCATAAGTTTACTAAACTGCATCTTCTCAAAGGCAGTCTTGTTCTTATCTTTTACTCGTGTAAGTAGTGGAGCAAGGTCGTTTGTAAAAGCACCAGCTATTGTCGGCGAGTTTGCAGCAATATTCGCCTCAATTTCCATTTCGGGGGACCAGTTTACAAAGCGAACAGCAAACAATTGCTCCTTGCCGTTTACAATTATACTGATAGCTCCATTTGAATCACCTACCTCTTTAATCTCTATATCGCCGTGTTCTTCTACTAAAGCCTTTACACGTTGATGTCCAGCCACAAGGTTTCCGGTAGCGCGATTAAATACAATACCACTTAGATCACCAAACTCTTTCAGAGAATACTTCAAGCCATCTAATGCTTCATCTGTAATTACTCTTGGGTTGTATTGGGCTGATTTTAATTCTGATAGTCTCATCTATTATATATATAAATATCTGATTATCATTTGACAACTAGACAATATTATTTAAAATGACTATAAAACAAATATTTTTTTAAAGAACTACTTTATATAGAGAACTCAATTGTAATCATGCAGCTTTAAACCTTTGTTAAGTTTTCACAACTAAATGACACTATTATGTATAACGGTGCAAAACTATTTCATCCTAAACTTCAAGTCCATGGAGTTATTCAAGGAATACAAAAACTGGAAGATGGCTCATGGTTTGGCGACTTTGTGTATTTTGATTCTAAGACTGGCAAACGCGAAACTATTACTGTATCACAGGAAGACTTTAATGTGTAAATGTTATGGAAACATATTTTTTAAAGTTGCCTCCTGAGAATATTCCGAATGGGCGGAAGCAGCGTGAGGTAATCGAGTTGTACTTGTCCAACACGCATAATAGTGACAACCCAATCCATGGTGAGGATGGTGTTATTGGATACCTTTTAGATGTAGATATTGAGGACTTCAAAGAAGAGTTATTGGCAGAATGGCTTAAAGCAAATCTTCCCAAGCTTTCTTTCAATCTTGAGATTTTGGAAGTCATAAGACATACTACATTCGACTTTCTTACAATAGAGCAAAACAAAGTTGTTGAATTATTCTGGGGAGATGCGCATGCCCCTATAGAAAGCTCGTTAAGAGGTTACGGTCAGCCAGCGAAGAGATTTGTTAATAAAGGTTATAATACTTAAGTAAGGGTTGTCAAAATAGATATTCCAGTCTTATTTTTCTTTGAACACTCAAGGGAAAAAGAGTTAGCCCTGCCTCTGCCAACAACCGAATCCGTTTAAGTGCACTGATCTCGGCTCCGATTCCGAAACCAAGTAGTGCCTTTGTACTGGTCTCAACGTATCCCTTGCCATGTACTTCAAATGGCTTCTCTATCTTTTCTAATAAAGAGCGGAGTACATTTGAGGGCTGAGAACCAAGCCTATTACTTAATGAAGTAGCGAATGACTCAAACGTAAATTCTTTTGCAGGAAAGTAGACAGTTGCATAGATAGAGTCTCCACTAGTCAGGTGTCCGCCCCCTGAAACCGTGAAACTATCGGTGATCATGCTTAGGTCACTTTTTACTGCATAGAATTCGGTTGAATCAATATTACTTCTATTATTCTGTACTTCCACTGGTTGAGCAGAGGTTACTGAATCATTAGGAGTACTATCCGTCAGTGCTATCAAGGCGGGTTGTTGTTTGCGTAACGCAGAATCTACACTCAAAGAACCTGTACTCAAGGAATATTTATTCAAAGAATGCTTATTCTTTGATGGTAGGTAGATTTCAAGCGTGGAAAGGTGACTTCTAGCGGAGTCAACCTTTATTACTGAGTCTAAGGATACAATGGGACTACTTACCTTTTGACTCGAACCGCAAACAAAATTAAGTGTCAAAGCTGCCACAAGGATTAAAGCAGAAAGAACAGCTATCCACTTACTTACTTTTGAACTACTCGGTGTTAAAGTAGTTTTCGCACTGGTCGTACCGTCACCTAAAGGTGGGGTCGTTGGAAGTTGATCGGTACTTGGCTTTGAACTTACGGACGGGTTCATATTGATAGGAGATTCAGGACGGGAAGAACCTGAATATTCTTCAGAGGCTGGATTCATTGCGTTTTGGAGAACAGGGCTAACGAAAGTTTATAATGATTTATAGGGCCTGTGTGCCTTTAGAGCCAAGAACGATAACTCATAGGCTCCGATATATAGCACTTGCCACATTTGAAGCGTAGAAACGAAATGGTGCAGTCGAGCTACATTCGCAATCAGTACCTAAAAGTGACACTAATGCACCGCTAAAGTTGAATCAATTCGTGGTGAATCTTCGAACGGTCGTTCAAGCTTCCGTTGTGATTCAATATTCCGTTGCGATTCGATCTTACGGGCAAGATCGGGATTGAATTCGGCTAGGATCTCAAGCCGTTTGCTTGCCGTGGCTCGCGCTATACCTTCTTGTGAAGGTTGTAGTGATGCAGAAGAACCATTTAAGTGCGAAGGAAGGATTTTCGTGAGGCATATGCGTCCAACCATTTTGGTCCTTGACAGTTTGTCCGTTGCCAAATTGACAGAAGGTATATTACCATCGAGGTCATTGTTTTTACAGTCCGAACTCTCTCCTGTTTCGCGCTCTTTTAAAAACCCTTTTAAATACTCTTTTAAAATACTCTTTTCGGGTATCAATTTGACACCACCTTCCCCTTCATTTTGACACCCCTCGGCAGTCAAATTGACACCAGTGAGGTGTCGTTTTGATACCCCTCCCTTCAAATTGAGGGGGTAGCAAATTGATACCCCCTTCAAATTGACACCTGACATATTGCCAGTAAAACTTATGGTGTCCGATGGGTTCTGGTTAGTACCTAATTGAGTAGTTAGTGGATGTGTAGAAGGATTGGAAGAACCTAAATGTGAAACATCAGTTGGAAGACCATGACTAGAAAGACCATTACTCGAAAGACCATTCGGGAGGTCGCTATCTGATGGTTCGGTATCAGTACGTTTACTGATGACTAGTTGTATATCGCTATCTGAATCCGTCAACTCAACTATATAAAGGTTAGTGCCGTGTTTACCCTTATTCTGAGCAACTTTTAATTCTCCTAAGCTTTGTAGTTTTTTTAAAGAACGCTGCACAGTGCTTTCACTAACACCACACTTCCTGCATAATGTCGAAACACTAGGAAATGCAATGTTCTCATCCTTCGGGACATAATCGGCAATGGCTAAGAGTACTAATAAATCAGTACCCTTAGCATTGGAATACTTCCAGATCCTAGAACATAACTTCCAGCACATTCCACACCCTTTCTATGGACTAGTAAGGTAATGGCTTAGACGCTGGCTGTTGCTTCCAAGTAACTAATGCGCGTGTCGTTCTGAGTTAAGAGAATTTCTTCCCTAGCTTCCAAATCCCGAATAGCATCAATCACTTCTGCAATTGACATTTGGGCATGATCGGCTATTGTTTTGATGCCGGGTAATGCGTTTGTTCTTAGCAGGTGTTCAGCGATTACTAACAAAACAAATTGTGCTGACTCTGATGCGTTGGACTCTTTGGACAGTTGATCGGGAGTTAATGTTGTACTCATAACTTCTTTTGAAATGTGTATTAAATGTGTTAATCTATTATGATTATGTTGCTACGGTCAACTGATTATGGTTAAGTGACTATAGCTAAGTGATGCTTGCAATGCAAAAAGGAGTACCATTTTATGAATGATACTCCTAAGAATCCAAAAGGATTCTTATGCAGATACTACCCTTGCAGTAGCTGTATTTGCTGGAACGGCTTGAGCGGTTAGCAGATAGTCCTCCTCGTACAGTTCACCAATGCGTTTCCACGTTTCGGCTTCAAGTTCTGCTCGATCAAAAGTGGAAAATGTTACTGCTAACTCCTCAATTGGAATAAGCGTATCCATCATATTGGAAACGTACAATAAAGTACCTTTGGGGCATTTGATTTGAACGACAAACTTCATACGTTCTCTTTTCTCTTTCTTTTATTAGTTCTTGTTGATCTATTAGGGAATTACCTATTAGGATTTTTCAGAAACAAGGCAGCCTTCTTCTTTCGAAGCCTCCTCTCTAATAGCATCCTTCTGTTGATGCTCACACTTCTTAAGTAAGCTGTCACTGTGGTTTTGAAGCTCTTTGGCCGAAGTGATGAGTGCATCCAACCGTTTCAATTGTTCAGTATAAAGTTCTTTCTTCACACCGAGAAACACTCCCTTCACGACACACTTTGCCAGTACCACTTCGACTGTATCCTGTTTGGAAATCGTAATGCTCATTGTTTTTTCCAAAGTTTTTCTCCAAATTGTTTTTAGAGTGTTTTTGCTTTAGTCAAATAGTCTTACAGGCAATCTTCTAGTGAGTCGCAAGGAATCGCTGTTATCTCTTCCAATGGAGATGTGATAAAGAGCGAGGTAGATGCGCCCTTAATCTGCTGAATGACTTTGAATGCTTCATCATAATTTGTGTATTGCTTGGCATCCTTCCGTTTCTCGACATATCCAAGCTCCGATACATAGACGGTAAGCCCTGCAATCTTCGCTCGAATAATGTGCGGCTTCGCATTGTTTCCTTTTCTGTTTTCATTTCCATTTGCTTTTGCTGAATTACTATCCAT